CCAACATGATTGCTTTCCTCCTTGTTTTCACTGTCCTTTTTATCCGGCCAGTCCCGGTATTGTGAGCCCCTTTTTGTGGTCCGCCATTGCGGGCGGTGAGAGTATGAAAAAGCACCGTGCATTTTCAGCACGATGCTCTAATCAATAAAGTTAGTTAAAGTGTTAGTAATTTGCGGTAAAGTTCTTGTTTTTCGTTCAGAGAAAACACCCATTTGCCCTCAGTGTCAATTTCCTCCGGCTGGATGTTTCTGAAATGGAAAACCTCAAACACACCGTTTTGGCATTGAATGTCTGCGGAGAGGTCAAAGCAGTCCACAGAGTTCAAAAAAGCATCATCAACGGGGCGGGTAAACTCCGCCGCATCGCACAAAGCAAGTGCCGCATAAATGCGTTTTACACCAACGCCACCAATAGCGCTTACCTGGCTTGTGTGTTCGTAGATTTTAAGGTCTGCCGTGCAGTCTGCAAGCAAAATGCGCCGGCTGGAGGAAACATAGAACAGTTTGCCGTGCTCACACGGGATAGTCATAAGCAATCTTTTCATAGGTCATCCCTCCACTTTTTCCCATTTGCCGCCGGGACTGCTGCCATCCAGCGGGGCAGGGTTTTCTTTAGAGTACAAATAGTCCTCGCCACTGTCATCAATGACACGGTACATGCCATTTTCTTCAATGGCCTCATATATCTTGCCGTCCGTGAGGCTGTCAACACCAAAGGACAGGCCAATATATCTGAGTTTCATTTTCGTTTCTCCGTTCTGCTTTTCAGTTTTACCTCATGCTGGATGCCGTCATCCCGTTCATACCAATGAACATCAAAAACAAATTGGTCACTGCTTACCTTGCCAGCCCGTTTTTTCCACTGTTCTGCGGCACCGCCATAATCATGCACCAGGCGCTCCACTACCCGGATGGGGGCGTCCGTCCCAGCTCCGGCCATGGTGATGACCCTTTCAAACTTTGCACCCTGGGGGATAAAGAGCTTTTCACCGTACAGCGTAAAGCTGAGCTGCTGCTGCAAAGAGTTCTTGCTCCGGGCCAGCGACTTGAATTTCTCCCAGCGCTCGGCATCGTTGTATTTCATCTGTTGGAAAGCCCCGAAGTTCCTGGGGAAGCTGGAGCCGAACATGGCCTTGTAACGCTTGAACTGCTCACGGTCCGCGCTCTCATTATAGCTCATTTTCCCGGCCTTATCAATGGCCTCCTTCCCGTGGAGAGCGTCCTGCTGGGCTTTCCACTCCGCATAGGTCATACTGCCGGGCACCGTGTAACTCTCACCCGTGACCACATCACGGGCAAAGCGCTCCCCAATGCCCTCCATATCCTCGAAATAGGGAGCCGTGCAGCACCGGCACCAGGGATGGAACGGTGGAGCCGTGAGGCCCACCTGGTACTCGGACATTTTGAACACCTTCCCGTCCAAGGCGGCGCATAACTCACAGATGTCGTGGTCGAAAGAGGCCACGATCATATAACGCTCCACATCCAGTGCCGTGTAGCAGTCCTTTTGCCCGGCGCTGGCAAAGTAGGCACTCTCGGTCATCACCAGACGGCCCGCTTTTTTACGGGACACCTCAAACTGCTTGGAGATGGCGGCAATGGCTCGATCTGGGGCTTCTCCCCAAATTATCATTTGCGTTAACTGCTTGTTGACGGTGTTGACCAGGCTTTGCTTGTCGGTCCAGCACTTATCACGGAAAGTCTGGTTGTCAGCCGTCCATGGGCGGGAGATAACCTTTTTGATGACCTCCTCATTGATGGCGTGCATGGACCAGCCCACACCCAGACCGCGCTGGATCTCGAAAGCGGTGTGATAATAGCTGCCTTCATACATCTGTCGGGCGGCCGCATCAATATAGTCCAACTGGTTGGAATAAAGCACCTCAGCCTGTTGCTGGATTTGCAGCTTGATGGCCTCCAGACGGGAGATGTGCACCCGTGCGCTGGCGTTCTCAAGCTGCCGCATCCAGCGCCCGTCAAGGGCATTTTCCTGGCCGTACTTGATGTATTCCTGCACAGACCATTGAAGCTCTGCCAGCTCCGTGGAGTTAAGTAGGCGCTTGGCCTCTGCCAGCGTGATCTCATTGTTGACAGCAAAGCGCTGATACCACATGGCAATCTGCTTTTCGATTTCAGCCTGTGCGCGGGAAAATTGGGTCTCCAAGTTTTCCACATAAGAGAAAGACTGGTCAATCAGTGCATCCTCCATGTTTTTCATACGCTGGGCCCAATAATCGGCGTTACTCTGTCTTGCCATCGCCACCACCCTTATCATTCACCGGCGGCTGGTTTCGATTGGCTTCAAAGGCTGCCCGGTAGGGGTCTGCCATGGCCTCCTCACGCTCATCCTTGATGCGCTGGAGCTCCTGCTCCGGGTCACTCACCCAGGGGTGCATTTTCACGATGGTTTCATCGGAGAGGATGCCCACAGAGTTCTTGCAGTTGTTGATGGCCTCCGTTTCATTGATGAGCACATCACGGTCAAAGATGACCTTAATCGGCGTACCCTCAAAGAAGCCAACGCCGGTGTTGGCCAGGTGCCGGTTGACAAACCAAAGCAGCTCCTCCATAGAGGCTTGAAACTCCATTTCAATGCCGTTGGCATCCAGGTCAATATCAGAGTACATCGACATGATATTCATCTGGTTGGGGTTGCCGCTCATGCGCTCATCTTTGGCATCATAGCCTCTGGCGTTTTCAATGATGGCATCCTTGAGCAGAGAGAGCAGCACCTTGTAGTTTTCGGCGTTGACCTCAATTTGCAGAGTTTCTACTCCACCCTCAGAGCCCTCATAGGAGCGCACTTTGATGAAGCCATACTCCATGATGTTCCGACGGAAAGTGCCCAGATTCTCACCATCATAGTTTTTGATGACTAAGATGGTGCTATGGATGTCCTCCTCCATCTGGTTGGCAAAGTTAGAAAGCACATCATTGTATGCGTCCTGCAAGCACTTCACACGGGAGAGGAGAGGGATTTCATGGTGGGAGCTCTTAAAGCACACCAGTGGGATACGCTCCCAATTATAGCCGGTGCTCTCCCCGGTGGCATCGTCAGTCTCCGTGATGTAGGAGCCGGAGTGTGCATAGTCGTCCGGCGCCAGCGTGCCGTCATCGGTACGGATAAAGCAGTCCACGCCGCCGCCGTGCATGACCTCAACCTTGACCACTTTCTTGGCCTGTTCGTTTTCGTCATACTCCAGCGCCATGTAGACATGCACCGCCGCATCCAGAATGGTGTGGTCAGCGTCCGCCCAGAATGGCAGCACCTCATCTGCAGGAAAACGCTTGAAAGACAGCACGCCACCCTCATAGTAGGGATAAAGCCAGCTCTTGCCGCCAATCCAAGCGCCCTCGCCGACATTGTGCATCATCCTGCGAAAATGGGACCCGAAAACAGCCCCCAGCGCCTCAGCGTATTTCTTATTTTCCGTATCAAAGGAAAAGGGGCGGCCAAAAGAATAGTTGGTCTTTTGGTCCACCATCTTGGAATACAGGTTGTTGACCAGCCTGTTGTTGGGCAGGTGCTTGAGCTCAACGGGCTTTCCATCGTCATCCAATGCCATGCGCTTGCGTCCAAGCACGGCTTGGATGCCGTCATAGTAGGCCTCACCCTCAAGCTGCCGCTTGCGCTCCTCGGAGTGCAGCCATGCTGTGATCTCCAGTTCCAAGAAGCGCTTATCAGTCATGCCCCGGTCAAAGTTTGTGGCAGTACGCATGACACAATCATCTCTTAGATTAAGCGCAACCATGCTTTTCTCGCCTCACAGACATTTTGCCGCTGTCCAGGCGGCGTATAGTTTTGGCCCCTGTATGGCCATCCAGTCCACCATCTCCTCATTGGTGGCCCAGGAGCCCTCAAGAGTGACAGAGTTGATGCTCAAGCCGCTCTCATAGAGGAAAGCGTGCGTGATCTCATGGCGCATACATTTGCGCTTGTAGGCCTCCAGATCAGCCATGCTCATGGGCTCCTTGCGCTCTGCTGCCGTGTAGTCTTTCACCACAATGCTCTTAGTGGAAAAATCACAGTAGCCGTCACAGTGCTCCAGGTTGGTGTCCTTGGCCTTTTTGCGATATTCAAGGGTGTAGGGCACACCCAAAATGGAAATCCTCATCCGCACCACCTCTTACTTGAAACTGAACAGCTCCGGCGCAAAGACTTTGTGCACAAAATAGCGCACATCATCCATGCTGTGGTCGTTTTCCTTGATGGGTCGGTCCATGGTGGCCTTTTCATCCCATCTGTACATGCCAAACTCCCGGATGCAGTCCTTACAG